CCGGACGTCGCCGTCGACGCCGACGAGATCGCGCGCTGGAGCCGGCGGCACAGGCGCTGGACGGCGACCGGCCTGCGGGTCGAGAAGGGCCTCGCGGTCGTCGACATCGACGTGTGCGACCAAGCGGCAGCGGACGCCGTGATCAAGGCCATCGGCGAGGCCGTGCCCGACATGGTCGACTGCGGCCTGCAGCGCTTCGGCAAGGGCAGCAAGGTCGCCCTGTTCGTCAGAACGGACGAGCTATTCAGCCGCATCCACACCCGGCGCTGGCTGGCACCGGGAGCCACGCCGGACGACGACACGCACTGCGTCGAGATATTCGGCGGCGCGGCGGCGCGCCAGTTCGGCGCCTTCGGCCCGCACACCGTAGCGGACGATGGGTCGGTCGTGGTATCCTACCGCTGGGACGAGCTTGGCGATCCGTCGACCGTCCCGCTGGCCAATCTTCCGATCTTCCCGAAGCAGGCCTTCTTCTCCGCCGCGGACGCGGCCGAGGACGCGCTGAGGCGCCTCGGTTTCACACCCGTGGCGATGTCAACCGCAGGAGAGAACGATGTCGCAAGGCTCTACGACCTCACCGATGATATGCAATTCGACCTCGCTGACGGTCGAAGAGTGCTACTGCCCGAGCTGCGCCAGCTGGCGGCAGAAGAGGACGGTCTACGTTGTTCCGCAAGCTGGCTCGAGGGGCCCCAGGCCAAGCGCACAGATCGCTGCCTCGTCAGCGTCGACCGCGGCGGAGGCGTCTGCATCTGGGAGAGCTCGAGCGGCGTAACGCACTGCGAGGCGTCGCGCGAGCCGCACGACTATGAGCTCGACATCGACCGCGTCGCGGAGAAGCTTCGCGAGCTGGACGAGAAGACCCGCAACCGGCTGCGCACGGGCGACGGCGCCGTCGTCGCCGCGACGAAGATGCTGGAGACCTACGCCTTCTGCCCCGCCCAGCCGGCCAACGTCGTGCCGCTGTGGGCCTCGTCGCTCGACGAGGGCATGACGCTGACCAACTTCCGCCTGTGGCTGTCGCCGCACTGCGACGTCGAGATCGGCCCGCGCGGCGGCGAGCGCAAGATCAACCCCGCCGACATCTGGATAGGCTCGGATCGCCGCGTGTCGGTGGCGGGTCTGCGCATGCGGCCGGACAAGCCGCGGCCGACCTACGAGGACGCCGGCAAGACCTGGATCAACGTCTACAACCCGCCGCTGCACGACGAGCTGGGCGGCGATGCGGGCGTAGGCATCGAGTTCATGGAGAGCCTGCTGCCCGACGCCGAGGAGCGGCACTGGTTCCTGCAGTGGCTCGGCCACAAGGTGCGCCGGCCGGACATCCCGGGCCCCGCGGTGATCATGGTGGCCAAGAAGCAGGGCACCGGCCGCGGCACGCTTGGCGAGCTGCTGCGGCGGGTGTTCGGCCCCCAGTACGTCAAGCAGCTGCCCTACACGATGTTCGCCGGCAAGAGCTACCAGTCGCAGTACAACGACTGGGGCGCCGAGGCGCTGCTGGCGGTCGTCAACGAGAGCTCGGAGAGCGCCGACGGGTCGGTCTACAAGGCCAAGCACGCGGCCTACGAGCACCTGAAAGAGCTGGTCGAGCCGCGGCCGTCGCTCAGGATGTTCGTCTGCAAGGGGCGGCCCAACTTCACGGCGCTGTCGTTCACCAGCTACATCGTCGCGACCAACCACGCCGACGCGCTGCCGATCCCGGCGACCGACCGGCGCTTCGCGGTGCTGACCAATGGCGAGCCGCGCGACGAAGCCTTCTGGCGCAAGCTGAATGCGTGGATGGAGGACGAGGCCAACATTGCCGCGTTCGCCGCCTGGCTGCGCGCCTATGACCTGGCAGGCTACTCGCCGTTCGTCGCGCCGGCTGTCACCGAGGGCAAGCTGCACATGTCGGAGGCTGCTGTCAGCGATCTCGACCGCGGTATCGAGGAGGCGCTGAAGAACGTCTCCGGCGAGGTGTTCGCCGCCGAGCAGGTGGTCGAGCTGGCGCGCCAAGCGGCGTCTGTCTACGGCTTCGACTATCCCGACCGGTGGCCGGCAGTGGCGAAGAAGCTGATACAGTCCGCGTGCCACCGGGTCGGGGAGTTCAAGGGCAAGAACTGGCAGCCGATGATCGAGGGGAAGCGCTACGCGATCTACGCGCTCGACAGGGAGACCGCAGCGCGGTGGACGCATGCCGACGCAACCGTGCTGCGTCACGAGATTGAGAAGAGCGGGTCGATGTCAGGCAGCAATGTCCTGGCCGGGCTGTTCAAGCGCTGACGACACCCTCTGACTACCGACTACAGCGGCCCGCGAGAGCGGGCCGTTTTCGTTGACTACGACTACACCCTTGGACACATAGGGGAGGAACAGTCGTTTTCCCTTTAATTTCATATATTTAACCCTTAAGTGTAGTCTCTGTAGTCAATTATCTCTTTGATACAGATAGAGGGTATAAGAGCTATGTTATGTAATCCTATAGGATTCCCTAGAAAACGGACACAATCGCTACACTGACTACAGGGCACAAAAAAGCCCCGTCGCGGCGAGCCGCGAGCGGGGCAGTGGTCCTCGACAGGAGGATAGGAAATTCTGTCAGGCTTCGTACCCGACGCGCTCGGCGAGATCGAGTTCCTGGCTGCCGGCGAAGTCGAAGCGGTACGAGCCGTCGGGGCGGTAGCGTAGCCACGTACCTGGGCTAACAGGGATCGCCGACGATCCCTTGTTCAGGAACATAGCTTGGAAGACGTCAGGCGAGCCTGCCAGGGGGAGCTCCTGCCCTCTAGCAAACACCGCCACATAGGCACCGCCGCGCGTGCGGTAGAGGGAGTGCTCGATGACGCCCTCCGTGCCGGGGCTGCGCCGCATCATCGTTTCAAGTCCTCGCATGGTCGTGTCTCCTGTCTGCCTGGCTTGCCATCTTCAGGCCGCAGGGTGCCACCCTGTCGGCGACCAGGCCCGTAGGCCTGGTTTCGGCTATTCGTCGTCGCTCTCGTCGGCCGAGGGCGACGCCTCGACTTCCGGCAGCTTCTCTGTGGCGACACGAGCACCTTTCAGGACGCGCGTCGCATCGCTCTTCGTGTCGATAGCTGCCACGGAGGCGAGCGAACCGCCGACGACGAGCACGTCCCCCTTGGCAACGGAGCCGGGGACGGCGCGGTAGTGGTTGCTCGCGCCGTTGGCCGACACCAGGCGCACCGTGTATGGCTTCACCTCCTCGATGTCGGAAGCCTTGAACGCTTCGGGCATGCCGGCACCCTTCATTTCGAGCACCAGTTCGCCCTTGCTGTTCGTGGCCAGGTAGGTTCCGAAGCGAGGGGTTTCTTCCTTGGTCTGGTAGAGTTTGGGCATTGCAGCAGTCCTTTCGTTGTGTTCGTACAGCTCCAGCTGGCTGGCGCGTTTGAGAACGGGTGGGTAGTATTTGCGGGAGGCGTTGCTTAGGTACCGGCACGACGCTTTCCACACGCCTTGCGAAAGCCCTACGGCTTCCACGACGAGCGGTGCCGTGCCGTTAACCAGCTTCACCAAGTCCCCCACTTCGAACGGGGGTTTCATGCGCGTCTCCTGTCTGTTTGGCTTGCCATCTTCAGGCCGCAGGGTGCCACCCTGTCGGCGGGCCGCCAGCTCAACGCTGGCGGTTTCGACGAATTGCGCCGCTGATCTCGTCGTAGAGCCAGCAGCCGATGTGGAACGCGCCGCCGATCATCGCGAAGAACATCGCGATGCCGATGATGCAGATTACCAGGTACGAGAAATACATCATCACGCCGGCTCCTGCACGAGACCCTGGGAGATCAGCGCAGCCGCGGTGCGGCCGAACCAGCCCTGCAGGCGCCAGCAGGTGCCGGTGTCGACCAGCTGCTGCCAGGCCTCGAGGTACTTCTCCTCGGTCAGGTCCTGCGGGTCGAGGCCCGCCAGCTCGGCGTTCCCTTCCGCGATCATGGTTGCTTCGAAAATGGTCATACGTTGCTCCTGTCGTTGGCTTGCCTCTTCAGGCCGGGAGGTGCCACCTCCTCGACGACCGGGCCGGGGCCCGGTTTCGGCTACCTTCTGGCGTTGCGTTCCGACGTTTGGTTGAAGTCGCGCAGCGCCCCGGTGTCATGTGCGTCGGTACCGCGGAAGTAGTGGCCCCCCATCCAGGTTTCCTTCAGCTCAGGCCACCAGGTAGCCACGACCAGCTCGCCGGGCTTCTCGACCATGACAGTCGAGCAGTTGCGATGGTTCTCGATCCTGATGACCGGGAAGCCGTTGAGCGTCTTCGGGCCGCTGGTCTCGAAAGTGATGTTCTTGATAGCCGGGTGCATCATAGTCTCCTGTCGGTTGGCTTGCCTCATCAGGCCGGGAGGTGCCACCTCCTCGACGACCGGGCAGGAGCCCGGTTTCGGCGTTCACTTCATGGTCGCCGGCAGTATCTCGCCGCCCACCATGCTTGCCAGTTTCTGCGCCAGGTCCGCCCGACCGCACCAGCCAGCGCACAGCCATTTGTTCCAGTCGATCTTGTCGAGAGCCTCTACATCCTCCGCCACCCTCGCTGCTGCGTACTCCTGCGGGGTGGCTGCGCCCGCCAGCTGCTTTAGACTGTCGGCTACATCTTGTGCTTGGCGCTCCGTGTCGTCAGCGTAGTGCTTGAACTGCATCAGCGAGAGGTGCTTGCCGTTTTCTACACAGTCCAGGTACCAGTGGCCTGTTTTGGCGTGGGCCTTGAAGTTTGCCTCGCCTCTCGCGTTGCTGTAAGCCGCAGACTTGTCGTGCTGATAGACCACCGCAGCGACGTAGGCGCGGTCCTTGCTGACGTGCTTATGGACCACGCCGCTTGGGTCGGTAGCGAGGAAGGTTTTCTTGGCCATCGTAAATCTCCTGTTGGTCGGTTGGCTTGTCTCTTCAGGCCGCCGGGTGCCACCCGGTCGGCGACCGCGGGAAGCCCCGCGGTTTCGACGTTTCCTATCCAGCGATGTCAAAGAACCCAGGCAACCGCCTGTCGATGACCCTCATATAAGGAGGTTAAGGTACCTTCGCAAGTACCTATTGAGTACCTCATTGAAAAAAGTTTCGAGGCGTGCCAGATCAGCGTAATGGCCAATCGCTCCAAGGAAGCGCGCACGCGAGGACCTGATCCCGATGCGCCACAGAACAAGCCGAGCACCAAGCGCAGACGCACACGCGGGGCGAGCTACACCTGCAACCGCGGGCGTCCGACGGACTACACCGACGACCTGCTGAAAGCGGTCAAGCTCATGCTGCAGGGCGGCGCCACGGTCCCCGAGATTGCCAATGCGCTCGACGTCAGCCATGAGACCGTCCACATGTGGATGATCCATCACCCTGAATTTGCTGACGCAATTCGCAGGGGCCGTGATCAGGTCGACGATCGTGTCGAGGCCTCGCTGTATCAGCGCGCCGTCGGCTACAGCTACTGGGCCGAGAAAGTGTTCGCCAACGGCACGCGGATGAAGGTGCTCGAGCACGTTCCGCCCGATCCGGGCGCCGCGGCCAAGTGGCTGGCGAACCGGCGCCGCAGCGCGTGGTCGGACAAACTAGACGTCAACCTGCAGGCCGATGTCCATACGACGGGCGACGTCGATTTCCGCGCGCTGGCGATGCAGGTGCTGGTGCTCATGCAACAGGCAGGACGAACACCGGATGACACCGACGATGCAGGGGAATGACACGTTCGAAGCGCTGAGCAGCCCGGCGTTCCCGGGCCAGATACGGCGGCGCGCTTGGCGCTGGCTGATCCGCCCGGTCACGGCCTACGACAAACTCTGGGTGGAGCGCGCGAAGGCCTACTGGCTGCTGCAGGAGAAGCGGTTCGGCGTCGAGTTCGACATGTTCACCATGACGCTGGACGCCGAGAGCGAGGCTGTTGTCACCTATGCCCGGGTCAAGCGCCTCCTGCCCGGCCGGCGCGTCCCGCAGCGTCGGCATGAGGCGCCGTTGATCCGCCAATGACGCAGCCCGTCCTGCCCACCCTCGAGGCGCTGGAAGAGCTCCTCCGCTCGATGCCGGCCAAAGCGCTGGGCGAGCTGCGTGAGAAGCTGAAGCCCATTACCAAGGTGTGGACGTCACAACCCGGTCCGCAGACCGAGGCGTTTTTCACTGAGGCCGACGAGACGCTTTACGGCGGTTCCGCGGGCGGCGGAAAGACAGACCTGCTGATCGGGCTGGCGACCACGGCGCACAAGCGCAGCCTCCTCTTCCGTGCCCAGTCCAAGGACTTGGACGGCCTGTGGGAGCGTCTGCTCGAGGTGGCGGCGACGGTTGCGTTGTCGAATGACAGCAACAAGAAAAAACTGCGCACGGTCGACGGGCGGCTGATCGAGGGCGGCCACCTCGAGAAGCCGGGCTCCGAGCGTGCATGGCAGGGCCGACCGCACGATTTCATCGGCTTCGACGAGGCGGCGCAGCTCGACGAGCTGAAGGTCGAGTTCGTCATTCGCTGGCTGCGATCGACCGACCCGAAGCAGCGCAAGCGTATCGTGTTCGCCACGAACCCGCCGATACCGGAGATCAGGGACGGCGTCATGGTCGACACCGGCGTTGGCGATTGGCTGCTGCGCTGGTTCGCGCCGTGGCTCGACCCGCTGTTCCCGATCCCGGCAGCGTCGGGCGAGCTGCGCTGGTGCTACATGGTCGCCGAGGGCGATCGGCTCGTGACGATCTGGGTTGATGTCCCGGGCTGCTACGATCTGGTGACCGGAGAGCTCGTCGAGGACGCGACGCAGGACGACATCGACAACGGCGCCGTGGTCGTGGCGCGATCGCGCACCTTCATCAAGTCGCTGCTGAAGGACAACCTCTTCCTGAAAGGCACTGGCTACGCCGAGAAGCTGTCCGGCACGGCTGAGCCTCTGCGATCCATGCTGCTGCTTGGCGACTTCACCGTGCGCGGAGAGGACCACCCGTATCAGGTCATTCCGACGCAGTGGGTGCTGATGGCGCAGCAACGGTGGCCGGAGCGCCGGCAGGAGTTCGCGCATCGCCAGCGCATCGACGAGCCGCTGCCGCAGCAGCTGGTTCGCTTCGCCGACGTCGCGCAGGGCGGCATCGACACGACGGTCATCGCCGATCTGTACACCGAGGACTTCTTCGGCGAGCTGCTGACGAAGCCCGGTCGGGACACACCTGACGGACCGGCTGTCGAGGCACTGCTGCTCGCCGGACGATACGACAACGCGATCATCGGCCTCGACGGCACCGGAGGCTGGGCCGGCGACACGATGCGGACGCTCAAAGAGCGGCACAACATCGACTGTGAGCTCGTTGTCTCGTCGAGGGGGTCGAGCGGCTGGACACCGGACCTGCGCTTCAAGTACGCCAACATACGGACCGAGATATGGTGGGAGTTCCGCGAGGCTCTGAACCCTGACAGCATGCACCGGATTGCGCTGCCGCCGAGCACGCGCTTGCGAGCGCAGCTATGCGCGCCGCACTGGAAGCCGAAGGGAAAGGAGATGTACATCGAGAGCAAGGACGATCTGCGCGCTCGTCTTGGCTCGTCGACAGACGAGGCTGACGCCGTCCTCGGGGCGTGGCACCTGCGCGAGTTGGCGCTGACACGCCCGGGGGTTCGCCGTCGGCGCGGAGGCGTGCTCGACATGGTCGAGAGGCTGAACGGCCGCGACCCGGACGCGCTTCTAGGCCAGCCGGTCGAGATGGAAGACCCGTTGAAAGGCTGGTGATCATGAGCCGCGCATCGTCGATCAGGATAGCAACGGCGACGCTCCGCGACGTCAGTTTCGTGCTGGCGAACCTGCGGCCGCTGGACGACATCGAGCTACGTTGCCAGCTGCCGGACGGAACCAAGATGCATGAGGTCGCATATGGGCTGCTCATGGCTGGCGACGCCTTCGCCGCGCTGGACGGCGACCAGCCGGTCATGGTGTTCGGTACGAACTTCATGACGCCGGCGTGCCGCGGCGTCTGGGCGCTGGGGACGCCGCGCGCCAAACGCGCCATCCCGGAGGTCACGCGGTTCATGACGGGAGAGTACGCTGACGCGCTCAAAGCGGCCGGCGTGCTGTCGCTGGAGGCGCGATCGCACGTCGGCCACACGGCAGCTCACCGCTGGATGCACTCCACAGGTGCAGTGCGAGTAGACCCTTGTTTTCCTTATGGAAAGAACGGGGAGATGTTCTTCGTTTTTCGCTGGACACGCGACGCGTTTCTGCGCAGAACGTAGCCGTGGCCAAACCGCAGGTGTCTACATGATCGGGCTCGTCGCCGCCCTCGCATACGCCCTGACAGCGTTTATCGCCTTGCTGGTCGCTGCCGCCCTCTCCGGCAATGCCACCGCAGCGGTCTGCGTCGGGCTCAGCGCGGGGGCGGCGTACGCCTTTCAGATAGTCGAGGACGGGCGCACGACGCCCGA